CCAATTCGTGTGATTTTGATTGTCAGCAGCACGGAATCTGTTTCCCTAAAAAATTGATCCGTCTGTGGTATTGGCAACGCGAAAATATGTGGACGATGCGGTGATCGAGGTTCGCCAGTATGCCGATGGTTTGATGATGGCTCATGAGGCGGATAAAAACCCGCATAGCCAGTACCTACAGATAGCGAATGCATTGAAAGAAATCAAAGACGCAAATTTGGTTGCGAAGGTTCTTGAAAACCTTGGTTTGGGAGAGGCAGCTAAACGATCAGTTGGTTCCTCCATTAATCAGATACCGGATATGAGTTTTTTTACAAGTTCTTTTAATGGTTCTAATGGGTTTTGTAAATTTCCAAGCGGCGTGATTATGCAAAGTGTAGGGATTAACGCAATACCGGCAGGCGGATCGCTTGAAGTCATATATCCAATACCTTTCCCTACTAATATGTTGTTTGTTATTGCTACGCCGGCTAATTCTAACAATGGAACAACACCCATATCTCTCGCTATAGATGCGGTAGCTGTAACCGATTCAAAGAAATCAATCATCATTAGAAATACCTCAACAATTGCCAATGCCGGAATCCTTGGATGCAATTGCTGACCAGTGTAAACCCGTTGTTGTGGTGGTGCGCGTGGAGCAGGGAGAAACCGAAGCGGAAACCACGACCAATATTATTGGCTCGGTCACCGCTGAGGGTAAGAAAACTGGACTAAAAGCGTTACTGGCCGCGCAGGCTCAGTTGGGCGTTAAACCGCGTATTTTGGGTGTTCCCGCGCATGATACACAGGCCGTTGCCACCGAGCTGGCTTCAATTGCCCAGCAGCTGCGCGGCTTTGCTTATGTCAGCGCCTATGGCTGCAAAACCATCGAAGAAGTGATCGCCTATCGTGAGAATTTCAGCCAGCGTGAACTGATGCTGATTTGGCCTGACTTTATCAACTGGGACACGGTGACCAATGCAGATGGCATTGCGTATGCCACCGCGCGTGCACTGGGTCTGCGAGCCAAGATTGATGAAGATACCGGCTGGCATAAATCCCTGTCTAACGTTGGCGTGAATGGTGTTACCGGTTTGTCTGCTGATGTCTATTGGGATTTACAGGACTCTGCCACCGATGCCGGATTACTCAACCAGAACGACATCACCACGCTTATTCGCAAAGATGGTTTCCGTTTTTGGGGGTCCCGCTGCTGTTCAGACGATCCGCTGTTTGCCTTTGAATGTTATACCCGCACCGCGCAGGTATTAGCTGACACGATGGCCGAAGCGCATATGTGGGCGATTGATAAGCCGCTGACGCCGTCACTGGTGCGCGACATTATCGAAGGCATTAACGCCAAACTGCGTGAAATGGTTTCGGGGGGGTATGGAGGTGGTTTACAGATCTACTTTCACCCGTTAAATCGACGGCTGCAGAGTTGCAAAGTGCGGCATCTATGGGGCAGCAGTTTGGTAAAGCGCTGGCCGATGGGCTTTCTATGGTCATGCATCCTCTGGAATCACTAAAGTCTGGTGTCTCATGGTTGCTGGAAAAGTTGGGCATTGTTGGTAAAGAGGCTGCAAAGGCTAAGTTACCCGATCATATCGTGCGCCAACAAACAGCCTCGGTGGGTATTGATGGAAAGGTGCAGCTGCCAGCCGGTGGATCTCCCTATATGGGATTTGCGGGAATGTTTGATAGTGGCGGCATCATACCCGCAGGCCAATTTGGCATTGTTGGAGAACGAGGGCCAGAGCTGGTTAATGGTCCCGCGCGCGTGACAGGACGAAAGCAAACGGCGGTCATGGCCGCAGTAGCGGCGATGAAAATAAACAGTGTTGCTCCTGCTTTGCCTGAACCGTATGGACAAGAATCTGTGCAAAAACGCTTACCTCCAGCCGCAGAGCATGTTGGGGGCTATGACGGAGGGATGTTCACATACGTGCAGATTGGCAAGGCCAGAGAACGCGAAAGGGAGCCAATGAATAGTCCTGCGCGGGTGACAGGCCGCAAACAGTCGGCAGTCATGGCCGCAGTGGCCGCGCTGGGAATGAGTGCCGCAGTGCCAGCAATGGCTGCACCTTTGCACCCGTTTAGCTTACCGGCGGCGGAGTATCGGTCCGCGCCAGCAAGCACATCGAATGCAGGGAGCACATCGGAAGGTGTAAACAATCGCACCGAGATCCATATTCATGCTGCACCAAGCCAATCGCCGCAAGATATTGCGCGCATGGTGATGCAGGCAATGGATGAGCGAGATCGTAAACAACAGGCGCGTGCGCGCAGTGGATTTAGTGACAGGGGGATTTTCTGATGATGCTGACGCTGGGATTATTTGTATTCATGTTGCAAACGGTGCCGTATCAGGAGTTGCAGCTGCAAAAGGCATGGCGTCACGCCACGAATAGCCGTGTGGGTCTACGCCCCTCATCGCAGTTTTTGGGACCGGATACTGACACGGTGACGCTGACGGGGCAGCTTTTCCCCGCCTTAACCGGTGGGCGGCTCTCAATGCTTACACTTGAGATGATGGCGGAAACCGGCAAGGCGTGGTCTTTGCTGGATGGTGCGGGAACGATTTACGGTATGTTCGTGATCGAGAGTATTAACCAAACTAAAAAGGTTTTCTTTCGTGACGGCTCGGCGCGCCAGATTGAGTTCACCATTACGTTAAAACGCGTGGATGAATCGCTGGCTGAAATGTTTGGCGATCTGGGTGACCAACTCAATCAGATGAAAGACAGTGCAACGGATGCGCTTAGTGGGGTGTTGTCATGATCGCACCGGACTGGATAAGCGGGCAGGATAATGCCCCTGCATTTAGTTTGAAAATGGATGGCAATGACATCACGGCTAAAATTGAGAAACGCCTGATGTCCCTGACACTAACAGATAACCGAGGCTTTGAAGCTGACCAGTTGGATATTGAGCTGGATGATACCGACGGCGCGCTAGCGTTACCGCGCCGTGGTGTTGGATTAACGCTCTCTCTTGGATGGAAAGGCAAACCGTTAACCCCTAAAGGCTTATTTGTGGTGGATGAGATTGAGCATTCCGGTGCGCCGGATAAGCTGACCCTGCGTGCACGTAGTGCCGACTTTCGGGACACCCTAAATATCCAACGTGAGGCCTCGTACCACGACAAAACGCTGGGCGACATCGTGACGACCATTGCCAAGCGCAACAAGCTGGACGTGGCATTGGATAGCACGCTGGAGAAGGTAAAAATCCCCCATGTTGATCAAACCAACGAGTCAGACGGCAGTTTTTTGACGCGGTTGGCAAAACAAGAAGGCGCTGTGGCCTCGGTGAAAGGGGGCAAGTTGCTGTTTATTCGCCAAGGACAGGGCAGAACGGCCAGCGGCAAACCTATCCCTGCAGTCACTATCGTGCGCGGTGATGGTGACCAACACCGCTTTGGGTTGGCTGATCGTGGGGCTTATACCGGTGTTACGGCCCACTGGTTGAATACACACGTACCGAAGAAAAAAGAGCAAGTGACGGTCAAGCGTAAGCGCAAAACTAAGAGTAAGGCGAAAACCAAAGAGCCGGAGGCTAAGCAGGGCGATTATCTGATGGGGACTGAGGGGAATGTATTGGTATTGGGTCACACCTATGCCAATAAGGGCAACGCCGAGCGAGCGGCCAAGGCTGAATGGGAAAAACTGCAGCGCGGTGTGGCGACGTTTTCCATTCAGTTAGCCCGTGGCCGTGCCGAGTTATACCCAGAAATGCCGGTTAAGGTTCAGGGATTCAAAGCCGAGATTGACGTGGCGGACTGGTTACTAACGACGGTTACGCATTCATTAAGCGATGGCGGCTATACAACGGCGCTAGAGCTGGAAGTGAAGATTGATGATCTAGAAATGGAATGAGGGATGCTTTACTGAATACTTTTTGTTTATAATGTTCTCAATATCGAACTCTGTGGGAGGTAAGTTATCATGATGAATTGTCCGTTGTGTGGATGTGCAGCACATACCCGCAGCAGTTTTGTTGTCACGAGTGAAACTAAAGAACGTTATAACCAATGTACGAACATCAATTGCGGCCATACGTTTATCACTCATGAAACCTTTGTTCGTTCGATCATGATTCCGGGCAAAGTGATTGAAGCGCAGGCACATGCAAAGGGGCAACAACCTAGCCTATCGTTCTAAAGCGTTAAAATTATTTTTTGAAGGGAACCGCCGCATTGGCGGTTTTTTTATATTTGGGGAGTAGTGATTTTTCTCTGCTGCCATTTTGCTGCCATTAGTCTAAAAAAATCACTTTTAATATATTGTTTTATATAGACTTAAATTTCAGGCAATAAAAAACCCGGTAGTCTTGAACCTAAGAAGGCGGGACTATCGGGCTCCTCAATATGGGGAACATCAAAGAAAAGCAGTGGCACTAATTAAGACTTTGTCGCTGGGAGAAAGTTTCAGGCAAAGTGAAAAAAATCACAGTTTTTTCCTTTTTGCCTGAATTCTAAGACTTTATTATCCGCCGATGCCGGGCCATATGATGACGATAAACGTCCCCGCAAGCGTAAGCAGTACGTTGGCTATCGCGTAAGTGCCAGCATAGCCGAGCGCTGGGATGTTGCTGCGTGAGGCATCGCTGATGATTTCCATGGCGGGAGCACAGGTTCTGGCGCCCATAATGGCACCAAACAGCAGGGCGCGGTTCATGCGGAGCACGTAGGCACCAAACAGGAAACAGATGACAACGGGTAACAAGCTGACCACCAGGCCGGAGAGCAGCATTTGCCCACCGATTGTCCCAAGCCGTGGTTCATGCCTGCGCCTGCGCTCAGGCCAACACCGGC